CTATCTCAGACTCGAATGGCCCGGCTTCTTTGCACGATATACAGCACGCTTCACGACAGAGTCGGACACCTCGAACATCAGCGCAATCGCATGCATCGTGTGCTCACCGGTGGCGTACAACCGCACCACTTCGGCCTCAGCTTCTGACGACAGCGCACGCGATCTCCCAGGGAGGTTTCCACGATCACGCGCAGCACGCTGGCCCGCAATAGATCTCTCTCGAATGATGCCCCGCTCAAGTTGAGCAACAGCACCAAGAATCTGAATCACAAACGACCCCATCGCGGTGGTCGTATCAAGCGGCTCAGTCAAGCTCTTAACGAGCGCACCAGCGATACGAATCTCTTCCAAGATCGCCAGCAAATCGGGCAACGAGCGGGCCACCCGATCCAGCTTATAGACCATGAATACATCACCGGGCCGTAGCTCCCGAAGACAACGCCTCAACTCCACCCGCTCCCCAACGCTGGAGGTCTTTTCCTGAAAGATGACCTCAGCACCAGCAGCCCGCAATGCATCAATCTGCAAATGCGTTTCTTGCTCGCGAGTCGACACCCGCGCATAGCCAATCAGCATAAACACCCTTACGAGGCTGGATCACCGGCGCGACCTCCCTCCGTTAGACACGCCCAATCCATACGCGCTTAGGCCGAGACACATCAACTTTAAGAAACTGTACATTTGGCAACACCATGCGCCAAACACAGCTTGAAAACGCCCTCGCACAGTGGTTCCTCGCAGAACTAGCCATTGGCCTGATCGGCATGTTCATCATGCTGACGATCTTGTATTTCGTGATCCGGTGGGGAGTAAGAGACGGCATGCGCGATGCACAGCGAGGCACCCGCGCAGAACGACCACCAGCACGCTCAAAGCACGACACAGCAGGGCTACCCGACCTGAGAGCAGACTAGGCCACTACAGACCGCCGCTTCGGAATCTCTGCGGCCAGATAGAGCCAATCGCCGAAGTGAGACCAGCAGGTTTTACCAACCACCTCATGCTCCCGAGAAAGGAAGCTGAATGCCACATCAAGCAGATCGAGAGGACGATCCACTGTCCCCATATTTATCGCCTTGGGAACTTCTGAAACGCCAAATTTGGTCCATCGGTTGGACCACTTTTCTCCCTCTGCGTAGCCTTTGGAAATGTACTTCGCGATATAGCTCGCAATCCGAGCTGGAGTGCGATCCCCACCCTTGCGACGAGACACATCCACATTGCCCTGATGTTCCTTGGTCACAGAGCGCCAAATGGCCCGAAGCACATCAAAACTTTTGGTCCGAATCACCGAGGGAACACCATGCTTGGAGTAGCAGACCCGATGAAAAAATTTGGGGATGCGACAGGTAGCACCGTGAACATGCCAAGCACCCCGTTTCTGTTCCTCAAAGGCTGCGACCAGACCAAAATCAGGTAGCTCACGAGTCACACGACGAACGAACTCTTTGAGGTGCTTCTTGCAAAGCTCCAGGTCCTGCATATTGGACCTGTACGTGAGGGTCAGCATGGTGTCAGCACCCATTGCCTTACAGAGCTTGCGCACACGTGTCTTGGCACGATTGGCAGCGACAGCAATTGATTTCTCCCGCAGTTCATCAGCATGAAGCTCGCGATATCGATCCACCATTTCCATGTGATCGAGGATGCGTGACCGAGGCCAATCAAGCTCTGTAGCAACCTGCTGTCGAGCAGCCGTGATTTCCAAATGACCATTCCCAAGGTCATGAGCTTTGACAGTGAAGGGACCAGACCGAGTGATATCAACCACCTGAACTTCAGACACACGACCAGAGGCGAAATCAGCCGTTTTGACACGACCACCCTTCCAGTCCAGAATCGCAATCGCCATGGCTATCTCCAGTAGCTGTGACCACAAGGCCAGACCTGTTTGCCGCAGGTGCTGGCCTTACCTTTTGGGACCTTCAAGAGCCCCGTGTTCTAAAGTGTTTATTGGATAAATCTAGGCCGCGCTGCGCGCGGCCCCGGGCGCGCGGCCTTGCGGCCTTTCCGCGCCCTCCGGCGGCGTGGCAGTGACGAACGACAGGGCACGAGGACGAACACACGCCCACCATGGGGGACACCCCCATCCCCCCGGACATCCGCTCAGCAAGGGACAGCGCCCACCTCATACGCCACGCGACTTACGACGACCCATGTCTGCTCGAGCAGCTGAATCAAATAGGCCAAGATCCGGAGAGACTTGAATCAGCCGGTCGACCTCAGACAACCGCAAAGCCTGACGAATCAACCACGCCGCAGTGGCATCCCGAGACCAAGGCTTCGACCAACCCCATCGAGTCTCACGTTTTGCCAACGGACCACGAAGAGCCTCCAACCGAGCGAAGGCCTCATCATCAAGCGCGACAGAAAACCGTTTCACTTTCCCCCCCCGAATCGCGAGGCAACCTGTTGAGCGGGCACAGGAGACTCAAAGACCGAAAGACCACCCATCCCCTTGACTTCGACGGTTTCTGCCGCCTGACGCCGATCCTGACGGTCTGAGCGCCCTTGTCGACCGTCCGGATCGAAATCCAAAAAGAAGCCGTTCGCCGCGAACTGGCGACACAGCTCATCGGACACGCGGTACGGGGTGGCCTGCTGGGTGTAGCACTTGCACCCCTGAGACACATTGACGATGCACGCAGCGGGGTACGGCGCTCGAGCAGGCTTTGCCACATCGTCATACCGAGGCGCAGTGAAAGCGAGCCCGGGCACACGTGGCTGATAAGCCTTGAAGCTGGACACGTCCTTAACCTGCGCGGCACCAGCCATCAGGTTCACATCCCCCGCGGCGGTTTGCGGTTGCGCTTGACCTGGTGGTTTGGCTCCAAGAGGAACGGCCTTGTTCGGGTTGACTGCAACCCCAAGCTTTTCGCCAAAGCCACTGATCTGCACGTAGGCGAACCACACCAGCCCAAGGAACCCCAGCACAAGCACGGGAAAGGCAAGCACCTTCGCAGGCAACCTCACTTTCATGTTGTGCACAGTGGCGGACTGATACCAACTGAAAACCTCTTTGGGGTAGCGGAACGTGGTCTTGATCGCCTTGTTCAAGTCGCCCTTGTCATCAATATCCATGACCCGATTGAGTTCCATAGCCACCGAGTTCGGGAGCCCGAAGGTCCGGCGCATGTGAATGTGCTGGTCCACGAAACCGCGCAACGCAAAGTCGATTTGCTTGGGGTACTGACAAGTGAAGATGAAGATAAAGCCGCGATGGCGATGCTTATCGAGTCGCTGAACCGCCTCAGGTATCGGGTCACGAGGACCACGCTGGGGAAAGAAATCCTGAGCCTCATCGAGCAACACCACCGACCCATCGGGAAGGTCCATCCACTTGGTCGGGTCGCACTCTTTCCAATCGGTGCGCGTCAAACCAGTGACGTTCGAGACGTAGACCTGCCGACCCTCTTTTGTATGCCTATCGGCCTCCGACAAAGCACGCAACGTCTTGCCAGAACCAGGGAGGCCGGTGATGAGAAGAATGGTCATTTCTTGAACCTCAAGACACGGAACGAAAGCTTGACGGCGATGGCTGAACCCCAAGCCGCAAGATAGATTTGCACGGCGGTATAGATGCCCATGATTTTGAGAATGGCGATGACATCCGAGGGCGCACCAGCGAACGATGCATCGATGGCATTTGAAGCCGCACTGAAGGCCTCATTGAGCCCCTGATAGGACACGAAGGCGATGCCCAACCCGGTGAGGATGCGCATGAGCACCTGACCGACGACGCCGGTAAGCGCCGTCATGATGATTCCGACCAACCACGGCATAGAACCTCCCTCAGTCTCTCGTGACGACCATCAAGAACGTGCGCAGGGCCACCAGAAGCGCCACAGCGATGACGATAGGCCGAGACCCCTCACCGATATCACACAGCGGCTTCAACGACAGAACGTATTGCTGACCCAAAAGATTCATGGGATAGCCAGCAGGGCATGCGGCGGTGACGTTCGATGCATTGACCCACGAAGTCCAGGCACCAGCCGTTCCCGCATCGCCGTTCGACTTGAACGAGCTCGCAACGGAACCATCGGTCACATCGATCGCACCAGTTTGCTTCCACGGCACATTGAAGTTTTCATACTCGCAACGAGCACGACTCTGTTCCTGTGCGATCGCGCACTGAATCGCATCGCCCTTGCACACGAAACCAGAGGCACAGTTACCGCCGTATTTGCTGCCCTCCTCATCGCCTTTTTTGCATGCATTGGAGCCGGGTTCCTGCTCGCACTTGGCATCACGAGACTGCGTGGTGGAGGTGGTCTCACATGTCTCAGTGGTCGCCCCCGATGCCTTGGTGCATTTCGTGGTGTCGGTCACACACCTTGCACCACCAGCCTCGCAATTCGTGTTGGAGTTCGTGCGCGTGGTGGACCCATCAGGGTTCTTGACCTCCGAACTGTCACGCGCTGACGTTGGCGTATCACTGCCAGTGGGTGCACATACGCGCCGACCGTTGACCTCACCGGGCGCTTGCCCAAGCGGGCAAGGGTCAGGAGCCGTAGTACCGGGCGCGGGCTTGTCAGGCACTTTGCCATCAGCAGGAACAGGGGTAGAGCCTTGAGGATCGGTACCTGCCCCACCGAGGCCGGTACACGTGGCCGCAGTAGCCCCGGTGTACTTGGCAGACCCACTGCAATACCAGATGCCGCCATCCTTAACACATCCCTCGCGCTCAGCCATCGCAACACACTTGCCAGCGCCTTTGGGATTCCACCCATCACAGTAGTAGTGCACATCGCCCACCGGAGATACGCCCGTGCCGCCCTCCCACTTGACGCTCCCAGCAGACGTACCAGCGATGCTTTCACAATCATTGGGAGGCACCACACACGAGGTATGAGTGGAGTCCTCGATATAAGGAGCGGTACATGCGCATGCCGTACCTGAAGCAGTACTGTTCGCAGGGCACACAGGCGCAGTGGACAGGATGGACTGCGAATTGGTGCCAACCACCACAGCACCCGTGGACTTGTTCGTGGTCTTGAAATAGCAATTGTTCGTCGCAGACGACAGGTACGTATGCGCAAACGATGACGACGCCGCAGTGGCGGCCACAGTCGCGAGCTGACACGCTTGATCGCCAGTGGATGCCTTAGGCGCTGTGACCTCCGTCAACGGACTGATCAACACGTAGTACTGGACAGCCTTAGGCACCAGCGCATGAGCTACGCCGACCCATGAGACACAGAACATCAACCCCAAGATGAAGCGACGCATCAACGGCCCCCCGCACTCACGAGAAAGAGCCACGTAGCCGCAATGGTCACGTAGAGGATGACGTTGTTGGAGAAATCAAAATCGAGAGGCATAAAAAAACGGGGGGCCTTTCGACCCCCCGCCCAGTCGCATTAACCGCCTGCAACGAAGCCCTTGATCCAACGGTAGGTCATGACGACCACTGCCAGACCGATCAAGGCACCACCCACGGTGGTAATGGCGGTCTTGGCCTGATCGATGCCGGTGGTGACCACCGAGACGTCGATGCCGGTCGATTGAGCCATCGCACCACCCGCAGCAGCCAGAGCCGCCACACCTACCAGCGCTGCACGAGCGCGCTTCTTCTTCATGTCCATTTGGACCTCCGTTTGACGGTGCAACAGCGCACCCAGAGATCGAGGGCGTCTCACGACGATGCTCAACAACTGGCTACGCTGTCCGCACGTCATCGCGAGGACCAAACAAACGCTACGAACCTGCCCAAGGCCCATGCCGTCACAAGGATGGCCAACACGGATGTGGCCAACTGCCCAGCCTGCTCGGACGTCAGCGGCTGGATGTAGTAGGTGAGCTTTGCGAGCTCTTCTTTGGTGGTGACCACATAGCCCGTGCTGCACGTGTGATCGACAGTCAGCACGTCTTGTGCAACACCGTTGACGGTGGAAGGTTCGGCTTTGATGCAGTACATGGTCAGCCCACCAACAACGACAGCGACACACACAAACCGATGACAAGACCCATCCACTCCCCGAAGGTCATCGGCACATCACGATCCACAAACGCACGCCAATGCGCCCATGCAACAGAAGCCACGACCAACAACCCGAGCACACCGAACGAGGCACACACCGCCCGAACGACCGGCGCGGGCACAACAGAACTCATGTCGTGAAACACGTCCATCACAACCCCTCTAAGGTCTCACCGCGACGCTCAGCCTCACGGTACATGCGCGCACGAATGCGCTGGAGCAGATCGACATTGCGTTGAGTCGCACGCTCGATACGACGCACACGATCCGCGAACGGAGCGGGCTTACGACGACGCACAATGAAACGCCACGCGGCGACACCGAGAAACTCTGCGACCTGCCCGGCGACGTAGCCCAGGAATGCCACGACGAAGACGTAGACGGTGAGCAAGGACATGACCTCACCCACTACCGATGCAAGCTCGTGAGCGGTCATCACTGCGCCCTCCAACGAATGGCGGGGACCTTGCTGTGGTCGCGACGACGGGCGCACTGAATGCGGTAGTTGCGTTCGGCGCGCTCGCCATCGAGCCAGATCAAGGCGGCGAAAAACATGCCGATTGCGAAGCCGAGAGCGAGCGCGGCGAACATCACTGCTTCACCGGAGCAGAAGGCGCAGGGGCCGAGGGCTGACGAGGGGTCAGCGGCTGGAGGTCCGTAAGGACAGGACCGATCTTGCCGTTCTGGAAATTCACACCCATCGCGTACGTGCCGCGATAGTCGCCCTGCGTCACTTTGCCGCGAAACGTGGGCGGCAGATCGAGCACACCCACTTGATCGAGTTCGCCAGCGTCAGTCAGCAGCGCGCACTGCGCGGTGTGGATTTCGTAGGGCTTGCCGGTCTTGGTGGAGATGCCCTTTTTGGGCTCATCGATTTTGAAGATACGCAGGATGCCTTGCATGGTTTTTCCTCTTTGGTTTGCTTACACGAAGCACTGGCGAACGTGCCAGCCGGAAACCCTCTCGAGAGGGCTACGAGCTGGCGAGTCAGAACAGCCTCCCCTGTACCCAGAACTCACGACGACGAATGAGGGACCAACGTTGAGCGGGGGTCACGGCCGATACCCCGCATAGCCATCGGCATAGACGCGGTCACACGACCCAAAGGCGCAATGGGAACCAGAAGGGAGCAAATCAGGCGCATCAAGCGAACAACCATCTAGCTGCCAATCAGCCCACCACTCGCTGTCCCAGCCACCCTGCATGTGCCTCACATTGGCGCAACGACGCGGAACAAAGAGACCATCAAACCGAGGGGTGTCCACCCCCACCCCGGGCTCAGCAGGAGCCGGCAGACTCGGCACTGAGCCGTTAGCCGAAGCAGGTGGGGGAGGACAGACGATGTGCTGCGCAAAGGCAACAAAACAGACTTGGTGCAT